TAAGTACAACTATACGTATAAATAGCACAATCTAAAGTGCAATTAAGTCGGTAATTACCATCATTACATACTATTTTTTGACATAATGTGCTATAAAATGCACATTAACTCGTGTATTTATCCTATATAAAACCCATTATTTGCATCATTGTTGCAAAAATAATTTATATAATTTTACACTTTGTATTGTTAATTGTAGTATATTTGTTGAAACAAAACACAAATGACACATTTAACCAACTACCAGAAGTTCCAATTCGAGAGATTTGGCACTATCTTACTGCAAGACGGGAGCAGTACACAAAACCCGTATGATCCAAAATTACTGCCTAAAAACTACGATTACGAAGATGATGATTACACCTTCACTCGTTGGGTTGAAAACAATGCAGAACTTGAACTTTTAAAAAACGAATTATATGAAGATTGAATTTGTAAAAGAAACTAAGCCAGACGGCACTATTTTCTACTACACTTTAGTAGATAACAAATACGATAGCGCAAGTATGTACTTAGAATACTCACAGGCTTACGAGTATTTTTTAAGCCTAAAGAAAAGACAAGAACCTATTATCGAAATTTTAGAACACTATTCAATAGACACTCAAAACAAATAACAATGGATAATCAAATACAAAACTTATTAAACTTAGGTATAAATTTAAACAAATTTTATTCTATTGAAGTTCGATCTTGCGACATAATACTACAAGGGTGGGTAACAAGTACCTTAATGAATGATCTAAATGTATTAGGTTATGAGTTCGATTATATCAAAGAAAATAATTGGTTTCATTGTAAAAAAGGAAACGTAAGAATTGTCTTAACTTTAAACTATTAATTATGAGCCTAATTAAAATTCAACAAGAATTAAAAGCACCTAAAAATCAATTTAACGCTTTTGCTAAATACAAGTACCGAAGTGCAGAAGATATAATCGAAGCTGCAAAACCTATCTGCCATAAGTACGGCTACGCTTTAATGTTAAGCGACGAGGTAATAGAAGTAGGCGGTCGAGTTTATGTAAAGGCTACGGCTTGTCTAAATAACGGAGAGGACAACATAACTTGTACTGGGTTAGCGCGTGAAGAGGAAAACAAAAAGGGAATGGACGCTTCACAAATTACCGGAGCAGCAAGTAGCTACGCCAGGAAGTACGCACTTAACGGACTATTTGCAATAGACGATACAAAAGATGCAGACGCTACTAACGAACATAAGGACGAAGTAAGCGAAGGGCAAAAGGCATTCTTGATTGAAGCACTTGATAAGACAAAGTTTACTGAAGATCAAAAAGTAAAGGCTGCTTTGAAAATCAATGCCATCAAGACCTTAGAAGAGTTTAACAAGATTAAAGAAACAATTAAAAAAAGCTAATATGAAAACCGCAATGCAAGATTTTATTGATAATAACTTTTATATAGATGGAGATGGAGAATACATTTTAAAATGGGTTGAAGATACACCTCTAACTGACGAAATAAATAAAGCACTTAAAAAAGAAAAAGCGCAATTTGTAGATTTTTTAGAATGGATTGAAGTAGCAGATATAAAATATCAATTAAATAATAAAAAAATAGTAGAACAATATTACACAGACCCAATTAAAAAAAGCTAATGAAAGAATTGCTACCATTTGAAAGGCAGATATTACTTGCAGAAGTTTACCACTACGCTTGGTATAACGAAGAGGCTTACTCAGACCTTTTAGCGTTTATAGATAAGTATCAAACCATTTTAGATAAACCAGTATTTTTAACCCAAATCCCAAACAATGACACAGAAACAACAAATCTTGAACCACTTGCTTTCGGGCAAAACATTGACACCAATCCAGGCTCTAACGAAATTTAATAGCCTGAGATTATCGGCAGTTATCTTTGAATTAAAACGCAAAGGATATAAGATACAGTCCGACTTAATTAACGTAGGTAATAAGAAACAACCTAAATTTGTAAGTAAATATTCACTAATAAAAAAGTAAAAAATGGAACAAAAAAAATGGAGTGCAGGTGCTTGGAAAAAGCAAACCGCTAAAGGAGAAGTAATTAATTTTACAATCAATGATGTTAAGTATTCAATGTGGGTTAATGCTTACAAGACAGAGGATAAGCAACCAGATTACAAGATTTATGTAAATGATTTCAAACCTAAAGAAGACACGGAAGGATTGCCGTTTTAATTATGCTAACTAAAAATAGAGATGTTTCAATAAGACAACTAAAGGAGTTGTACTATGCTCAACGTAATACCCACGTTAAATTGCACGAAATGATGTCGCAGTTAGGGTTGTTAGGCTTAGAAGACAACGAGCCTTTAGGTGCGGATATAGGTGCGAGAAGCATCGTTAAATTAGTTGAAGAGGTATTTGAATGCGATATATCAAGAAGGGATAGATCATTACGAACTACCTTTGGTCGCAAGGCTGCTGCTTATTTACTCAGAAGGTATACTAAATTGAACCTCAAAGAGATAAGCGCATATACTGGCACTAAAGACCATACCACCGCAATTCACAATATCAAACAAGCAAACAACCTAATTGACACGGAAGATTGGTTTAAGGACAAATTAAAAAGAATTTGCCAAAAGATTGAAATTACCGAAAATTAGTTTATATTTGCAAATATATAAAAATACATTAACGGAAGTCCAGACGATAATGTGTTTAGTGGTTAAATAATAGCCCCTGGTAGCTGGACTCTATTGGGGGCTTTTTTATTTTATTATGGCAAAAGACCCTGCATTCCTATTTTATAGCAGTGATTTCTTAAACGGAGTAGCTGACTTAACAATGGAAGAGAGAGGACAATTTATTACTCTCTTATGTTTACAACATCAAAAAGGTACACTTACAGACAAAACCATTAGGTTATCTTTAGGTTCGGTTTCGGTTGATGTTTTGAGCAAGTTTTTAAAAGACAAAGACGGAAATTTTTACAACGAACGGCTAAGTGAAGAGATTGAAAAACGCATTCAATTTACTGAAAGCCGTAGAAACAATGGCTCTAAAGGTGGTAGACCTAAAAATAACACAAAACCATTAGGTTTAGCTAAACATAACCTTATGGAAGATGAAAATGAAAATGAAAATGAAGATATAAATATTAATAAAAGTAAATGTACTTTTGAACAAGTTTACGAATATATGTCAATTCGGATAGGAACAGATCAAGCAAAGATTGAAGCTGAAAAATTTGTAAATTACTATGAAAGTAATGGTTGGAAAGTAGGGAAAAACCCTATGAAAAGTTGGGGAGCAGCCGCAAATAATTGGATAACAAACTCTAAACAATATGCAAAAGGAACTAAAAACAATCAACGAAAGCTTGATAAAAACGAACTCGAAAACCTTAAAAACTACAACTATATCCATTCTACTTCCTATGGAGCAGGAGATTATGACCGCCTTTTCGGGGGAACGAATGAGGAACATAAACTCTACCATATTTAAGCAGAACCTTATTTACCTTATGCAGCTTGTAGGTATCAACAATCCTGGAGATGTTAAGTTAGCAATTTTAGAGGATTGGATAAGAACAGAGTATGGTAACTTTACAATAAACGAAGTTAAAGTAGCGTTTAAGCAAATGGTAGCCAATGACTTTATAGATCACTACCAAAACTTTAGCCCTGCATACTTTAGTCAGGTTATGGATAGGTACAAGAAAAAAGCAAACGAAGTAAGAAAAATGATGCCACAGGAACGAGTTGAAGCAATACCACACTTAACCGATTTAGAGATAATTGATTACAGTTACCAGGAATATAAGGTTCTGGAAAATAGAACTTTTGACAGGTTGTTTAACCCTTTATCCGTATTTACAAAGCTTAATAGTTCAGGCATCAAGGTATGGACAAAAGAAGATGGAGCAGTTGCTAAAAAGAAACTAATGGAAATTATTACCTACAAGGCTAATAAAATGGACATCATAAGTGCAAAGCAGTACCGGGACGAATGGACTGAACAATGGTTAAAGAACCAGGCTCGAGCAGTTGCAGTAGCTTTATTTTTTGAGGAACAAATTTTACAAAACAAAACAACGTTTAAATGAGACACGGCAGTTTATTTAGCGGAATAGGTGGCTTTGATTTAGCAGCAGAATGGTGCGGTTGGGAAAACGTATTTCATTGCGAATGGAATACCTTTGGTCAAAAAGTTTTAAAACATCACTTCCCAAATTCAATATCTTACAATGACATCACAAAAACAGATTTCACTATTCACAGAGGAACAATCGACATCATTAGTGGTGGCTTCCCTTGCCAACCCTACTCAAGTGCAGGAAAGCGACTTGGCAAAGAAGATGAGAGACATCTCTGGCCGGAAATGCTTAGAGCAATTCGGGAAATTCAACCGAGTTGGGTTGTGGGCGAGAACGTTCGCGGACTTACTAATTGGAACGGGGGATTGGTATTCGACGAGGTGCAAACTGAGTTGGAAGCTGAAGGCTACGAAGTCCTCCCGTTTTTACTTCCAGCTTGTGCCGTTAACGCACCACACCGAAGAGACCGCATTTGGTTTATTGCCTACTCCAACAGCTTCAGACAATCCGGAGAAAAATACAGGCAAAATGAAACAAGACGGACTTCAAAAGAGAGCGAGAACCGGATTGCTACCAACACCAACTTGTATGGACAGCAGCAAGAACGGGGATATGACTGGAGCAGCCAAATTGTTAATGGGAGCAACAACCAGAAGTTCAGGTCAGCAAATACAAAGGACTTTGACAGATGCAGTACAAATGGAGATATTAAAGGAGAACCCTGCTCTTGCAATGGAACTTGCATCAAAAGAATTTATGAAAAGAACCAAACTTCCTACACAAATAGAGTTTGTAGAATGGATCAAAACAATAGGAACGCAGAAGGAACTATCGGAAAAACTAAATTTGAAATTAACGAAAGTAGAGCATTGGTTCAGGAAGGACAAGATAGGTTTCAGTTATCCATCAATAGAGGATTGGACTTTAATCAAGAGCCATTATCAAGTACCAATGGAGTTAGACAACAAGATGTCTTATCAAGAGTCAATAGAATGGAAGGGTCTTTTGCCAACACCGACATTACAAGAATACACGAACAGCACATTACCCCCATCACAAATAAAAAGAAACAATATAGCAGGAGTTCTTTTGAGGAAAGGTGTTTCAGCACATTCCCAACTGAACCCCCTATTTGTGGAGGAGATGATGGGCTTCCCAAAGAATTGGACAACATTACCTTTTCAAAATGGAGAAACGAAAGCATCAAAGCCTACGGGAACGCAATAGTTCCACAAGTAGCTTATCAAATATTTAAAAGTATTTGTCAATATCAAAAACTTTAGTATATTTTTGTAATATGACCGCAAACGAATTAACCAAACAAGCAATCCAAACTCTAAATAAAAACGGGTGCTTTGTATGGCGCAATAACAATCTTGCGGTTCGAGGGCGCACCTTCATAGGTCTTAAAGGAGTTCCAGATGTTGTAGGTTTTCACACCCAAAGCGGAGTAGCGGTATATTGCGAAACGAAAGCCATTGGCGATAAACTTAGCAGCTATCAAATTGCATTCTTAAACTTGGCAAAAACGGCAAATTGTTTCTGCTACATAGCAACCGAAGATAACGGCAAACTAACCTTAAAAGAATATGAACAAGAATAGCATCATATTAGAACTTTGGGAGAGCCGAGAACTAAAGGAAGCAATAGACAAAATGCAGCCTGAAGATTTACGAGAAGATTTAAGAAGCGAAATATTTAAGGTGCTATGCGAAATGGACGAGGAACGTTTAATTGATATGCGCACCCGGAACGTATTAAAGTTCTACTTGGTTAGAACTATGATTAATATGATGCAAAGTAATACAAGCCAATTTTATAGGACATACCGCAAACCTTTAGAGGTTGAATTAATAGTACACGATAGGGACGAAGATTTATTAAACAAAGTAGAAGACGAGTTGTCAAAGATGCACTGGTACAAAGCGGAACTTTTAAGAGTGTACGCTATCAAGCATAATTGCAACGCTAAAGAACTAAGCAGGGTAACAGGAATACCTTATATGTCAATACATAGGGAACTTAAATTAACTAAACGAGAACTTAAAAAACAATTACGAAAATGATAATTATAGCAGCGATATGCTTTGCAATATTCTTTGTAGAGATACACCAATTTCATAGGAAGTGGTATTTAGATTTTAAGCCATTCAGTTGCACAAGTTGTTTAGCAGCTTGGACAGGTTTAGTTTTATATTTACTACCTGCAATATGTACTGACATCATAGCGTTTGTATTTATTCCCGGAGTGTTAGCACCTTTACTTTCAAAACTAATGTGGAACTTATGGAAATAGAACACCGCAATTATTTAGACCTGCATAGACCTAACTACGAAATGGTGCAGAATGGTTATGTGCGTAATATAGATTTAAACATCTTAAAAATGTACGAGCATATTTATCGCAAGTATATGAGTCCAGATTTCATATTAACAGTATGGTGCAGCCATTGTATATTTGATATGATTAAAAGGCTTTACGAATGGTACGATTTACAACCTAAAAATAAAAAGAATGGCTAACTTTATCCACCCCACCGCTATCATTGGCGATAACGTAATTATCGGAGACGGAAACTACATTGGTGCTTATTGTATTATCGGAGACAAAGCAGAGCATAAAAAGTTCTGGAATAAAGAAAAAGGAAAAGTATACATAGGCGATAACAATGTTATTACAGGACTTGTAACAATAGACGCAGGAACTGAGATTGATACTTTTATTGGCAATAATTGTTTTATAATGAAACACGCACACATCGGACACGATTGCACAATCTTAGACAATGTAACAATTAGCTGCGGAGCAAAAATAGGTGGGCATTCTATTGTAGATCAAGGTGCTAATATAGGACTTAACGCAGTTTTACACCAGTTTGCAAACATCGGAGAGAATTGTATGGTGGGCGCAAGTGCTTTTGTAAAGGGAGATGCAAAACCAAATACTAAATATGCAGGAGTACCGGCAAGGGAAATCGGCTCAAACATAAGATAATGAAAGTAGCTATTTTATTACTTGCACAAAACAGACACGATTTAACTCAGCGTGTAATTAACCAAAACTTTTTTAACTCTGGTTATAATGCGGACTGCTTCTTAATAGACAACGGAAGCGACACGCAAGAAACGTTTAACTACCCGTTTGCCGGTTATGACTTATCAAAAGAAAAGCGAGGCATAGCAGCCGGGGTTAATGCAGGGTTACGCATAACCCAAAACTATGATGCGGTTTGTTTGTTAGCTAATGATATTTTACTTCCTGAGAATTGGTTGTCAAAATGGGTTATGTTTTCTCAACGTGTGTCAAAAACTGGCATTATTGGTATACATTGTGTAGAAGATTTGCCCCCAATAGTAGACGGAGTACATAAAACGCATACACCTTTTGGCGATAACTTTATTACCCGTGAACTTATAGATGCAGTTGGCGGTTACAATGAAGCCTATGACCCTTATGGAATGCAAGACAGAGATTATGGGGAACGTGCAACTATTACAGGCTTTACTAATTACTACTTACCAGATATGCGCTCAGAACATATAGGACACGATGTCGGTAATGGAACAGATTACAGACGAATGAAAGACGAAAGCTTGGCACGGGCGCAAAGTGTATGGGAAAAATACCAAGACATCTATCACAACCAAAAGAATATAAGATGCGAATACTTTGTATAACTTCTGCCAACTCAGGTGTAGGACTGCATAGAATTATGATGCCGATAGTACACTTAGAAAAAGAGTACGCACTTATAACAGATGTACTTAATGACGAGTTATTAGAGCAGGGTTGGGACATTGTCTTAATGAATAGAATGCTTAACGAAATAGATGCAAAGCAAATGGACACCTGGCGCACTAAGTACGGCTTTAAATTAGTAGTCGATAACGATGACCATTGGGAACTAAACGAAAGCCATTTATTGTATTTAAGATATAAGCTTAACAATATACCTAAACTAATTACCGACTACTTAAAGATAGCAGACCTTTGCACCTGCACACACGAAAGGTTAGCAGGAGAGATAAGCCCATTTAATAAGAACGTTCACATCTTACCAAACGCATTACCTTACGGGCAAGAGCAGTTCCAGGATAACAAGACCGAAGATTACAAGGTTAGATTATTCTGGAGCGGAAGCGGAACGCACGAAAGGGATATTGAAATACTAAGGCAACCTTTTAAAAGGTTACAAGGTATGAATATTAGAACTGTTATAGCAGGTTACAATGACGGGGAGAAACCTATATGGGATAAAATGATTGATGCTTTTACTTGCGGACTAAAGCTTAATCCCACGATCTATAACTATGCAAGGGTTACAGAATATATGGGTGCTTATACGGACTCAGACATTTCAGTTATCCCACTTGTAGATAACAAGTTCAACGCTATGAAGTCAAATCTAAAGGTATTAGAAACGGCTGCTAAAAAGAACCCTGCCATAGTTAGCTATGTCAATCCTTATTTAGATATGCCAGTACATTACGTTAAAAGTCAGAAGGATTGGTATAAACATATAAGAGATTTAGTAAGTGATGCGGATATGCGAAAGGAAAGCGGACAAAAGTTATTTGAGTTCTGCCAAAAGAAGTATAACTTTGACGAGATAAATTTAGACCGAAAGTATATTTATAGTAAACTATGCCAGTAACACAATGCAGTTCAGGAAAATGGAAAATAGGTAACGGCGGTTGCATCTACGATACCGAAGAGAAGGCAATGCAAGTTTGGAAAGCTATCCTTGCAGGTGGTAAATTTGCTGAAAGTTACACCGACTATCCGGAGTCAGCTACTAACAACGCAAAGAGGGCAATAGAATGGGCTGAGAAAAATGGTTGGGGTTCGTGCGGAGAAGCAACTGGTAAGGCAAGGGCAAGACAGTTGGCAAATCGTGAGCCGATTAGTAGAGATACTATTGCTCGTATGGCTTCGTTTAAAAGACACCAACAACATAAAGACGTGCCTTATAGCGAAGGTTGTGGCGGTTTAATGTGGGACGCTTGGGGTGGTACGAGTGGGATTGAGTGGAGTATTAATAAGCTAAAAGAAATAAACGGAAAATAATTTGCATACTTAAATTTTTTAATTATTAATCAACGGAAAATTTAATGGGGAAAGTATGCAGAAACACACGCAAATCTACTTACAAGGAATGGGCTATGACGCTACATCGTTTGTTCCTTGTGAGGTTTGTGGTGGTGTAGGAACTGACATACATCACATAGAAGCGAGGGGAATGGGGGGAACTAAAAAGGCAGACGTAATAGAAAACCTAATGTGTTGTTGTAGAGAATGCCATATTAAGTACGGAGACAAGAAACAATATAAAGAGTTTTTAAAAGACATACACGCAAAGAATTATGGCAAAAGGTAACGAGAATAAGAACAAAATTTCATTCGGCAAAAGGAAGCGAGGCTCTGCAAAGAAGTCCTTTAATAAGCACACCCCCAGAGAAAAAGCATATAGAGGTCAAGGACGATGAGAAAACTAAATGCTATATGGCTTCTCCTAACACATAAGGCTTACTTCGTAGCAGTATGTAAGACGGGTAAAAACGGAGACGATATGACTACCATAGGACACTACACCTATGCTATGGCAGAAACTTTGATTAACAAACATATAGCAGACGTAGACACTTACTTAGATCAAGAAGACGCAATAGACGAAGCAAACGATATAATTAACGGAATACTATGATATTATTATCAAGTCAAATAGAGAGCATAGCCTCACGCAAAGACAAAACAATAAAGCTAACTTTAGCAACCCAAGAACTAAGTCCTAAAGATGCAGCTAATTTATTCCAACTTAACCAACAGTTCTGCTACTTAGCAATTAAAGAAGAGCCATTTAGTAAAGAAGAGCAAGACATCGTAGAAAACCTTAAAGCAGACCCGGACACCTTTAAGACACCAAGCCAAAGATTAAGGGGCATCTTATACAGAACATACGAACAAGACAACGAAGGGTATAAAGATTTTAACACATATTATCTATCCGTAATGGACAGGATATGTCAGCACTATAAAACAAAAATAGATGGGTAGGCATAAAGC